CTGCCAAGTCCCCACTACAGACCTTCCTCCCTTAACAGGGACGATCTAGTCGAGTCTCGGTTTCGCAATCGAGACTGTAGGATAAAGGCTAGCCTGGATGAAGATTTCCAGAAGTGTGACTATATGTACCTCTCCAAGACCACGTATGTTTGTGGCTTGTAGGAGGCAACATATAAATCCTCTTGAGGAGTGAGTACATATACTCACCTTGCGCGGTTATGCTTCTCCGTTACTCTTTCGAGTGTCGGCACCATGTGATGAGCATGCTCTGCTTACATTCTGTAAGAGGCACACCAACAGAATGGTGTGTGAAGCACAACTAACTAGATTAATACAATGCAAAAATTCCAATTATGAAATTTTCACAGAGATCAACCTAGCGCGAAAGGTAATCCTATGATACGTGGTGAGTTTGAAATCACCTCGTATTTTGGGATTATCCTCGAGAGCTTCGGATTGAGCTATTGGAAGTCGGCATTGAACTTGTTTCATAAACGTATTATGAAATTGTATACTACTCAGAAGGCTCGAAAGAACCTTCGCCAGGTATTTACATACCTGAAAGAGTGTTATACAATGACATATAACGCTTGAACCGGTGGGCAGTACGTACCAAAAGTACGTATCCGCTGCGACAAGCAAGGTTATCCGAAGATTATTCCGGCACTGTTAAGAAAAGATTTCTTAACTGAGCGGAGACTCTTCGTAGCCGTCACTACTCTGTTAGGTATTCATAGATTAATACCGTGATGACCAGATGTCGATTATTCGACGATTCTGGACCCCTTTAAAGGGGAGTCACGAGTATTACCCGCTCCGCTTCTTTATGAGGCGAAGCGGCATCTTATGAATTACTCAGAACTGTCTCGAGACGTACCTTCCGATAAACGAATTAATTTTCGTATAAAGGTTGGTAAATGTCAACCATTGAGAATTGAGAAATCAGGTCCTAATGGAAAATGGAACTGAGGTAACGCAGTAGAGGATGCTTTCGCATTCTATACTCGTCCTCTGTACCTTATCAAGGTATTAAGATGGATGCTATTGACTAAATCATATTCTATGATGTCGTCTTTAGTATCTATTCTTATACTTGGAGCCCCTGTATACTTATTATCAAGATCGATTAGTATTTCTACTGATTGATTATTGAGTTATAAGTATCCACATCGGTGCTACGTATTTATATACTTAGTCCTTTGAGGAAGGCGGGGTTGTATCAAATTGCCCAATCATTCTAAGCGATCCGTGCCAAAACCATCGTATTTTAACTTTAAGGGGGGCTACCATTTAGGTAGACTCTCTGTAGTTAAGAATACGGCTGGTAAGTCACGTATCGTTGGAATGACGAACTATTGAATCCAAATATGTTTATACCCTTTGCATAAAGCTATTTTTAGCTTTTTGCAGACACTAGGGACGGATGGAACGTTCGATCAACTAAGGCCGATTAAACGGCTTTTAGAAGACGAAGCGTGCCATTCTGATTTCTATTCTTATGATCTTTCAGCTGCAACCGATAGGTTGCCAGTTGAAGTTCAAGAACAGGTTCTAAGTCTCTTCACAAATGAGCAAATCGCTCATCTGTGAAGTGAGCTTGTGAGACTACCCTTTGCATGTCCCGACCGGAACGAAGAAATTCGTTACAGTGTCGGACAACCAATGGGCTGTTATTCATCCTGGGCTATGCTAGCCTTAACTCATCATATGATAGTTAACGCAGCACATGCCAGTTCCTGACAGTTCGTCTGATGTGCGAACCACTATATCGCACGTCCAGATTACGCTGTCCTTGGAGACGATGTTATGATTGGATCCTCTGATTCCCATGATTGGGAATTAAGGACTCCATATCATTACCTTCGTCTCATGGAGCGTCTAGGAGTGGATATCTCATTGCCGAAATCCCTTGTATCTAAAAGATACTTGGAATTTGCAAAGAAAGTGGTTTCGCGAGACTCAGTGGACTGATCACCTGTTGGACCCGGACTGATATTGTCCGTGGTCAGGAATAGATATCTGAGTGGTATGGCACTAGCAGACCTCGTTAATCGAGGTCTGATAGACTTTTCAGCCTCCCTAGAGTTCCTAACAAACCAAGCATTTTCCGGTAAACGGAAAATGCGCGGTTTGCTAGGTTTCGGTGTATTTACTATGTTTGGACCCAAAGGGTCCGTAAGTTCAACCATCGATTCGCACGAAAGTGGGATGAGATGGCTTGAAAGTTACTTACGGATTCCCAGAGGGCTTCTCAAAACCGTTCAATATCGTAGTCTTTTAGACTTACGAGATAAACGATATTGAGAAATCTATAGTTCATCACGGCGTAATTTGGACAACTTCGCCCGATACTTATCGGACTTTGTTATTCATAAATACGGCCGCACCGTTGGGTTACTCTATAAACCCTTGATGTGGTTGAGTCCGTTCCCATGACTGCTTTTAAGAATTATCTTAGAGCAAGTGTGGGATACCAAAAGGCCTGACTATGTCAATTCTAATGGTTGATACGTTGGTGATCCTTCAGAGGATCTTCCGAGACTGATTGATGAGTTTAAAGAGCTCCACCTTGATAAGTTGGAGTCTTTATCTAACAAACAGGTTGAGGACTACGTTGCTATGTTCCGGCAGTTAAGTAATATCCAGGTTCGTCATAGAACCCAGGTAATTCTTAGCAGGCCGAGATTCTAACTTCGGAGCCCGTTTAACGGAACAACGTTCAATCCGACACCAATAGCTCGTTCGAGTTCTTGGGCGTCTAGTGGGTACGAAACTCACGAGTTGC